ACGCCGCCCGATCCATATACGACAGCCGCACCGAAAGGAATAGCTCCAAGAGCCGGGTGCGTGTCCACGATCATGTCGGGCTGTCTGCTGTATGATCCTGCAAATCCGTGGGGCATCGTCTGCCCAATAACCTGAGTATACATGTTTTTGTCTCCTTTTATTTGATGTGCGGGTTAGCCGCATTATAGAGTGCCTGAATGGCATCAATATCGCACTGCGGACGCTTGTCTGCCGCCGCCTGTGCGTTTCTCTTTGCCGCTTTGATGATCTTTGCGGCATCACTGTCTTTGCCGCTCACAAGCCCGATAAGGCTATCAGATACGGCTTTGCGCTGTGCCTCGTTTTCAATCCCTGCGATAGCGGGGCGCATTGCCTTGAGGATGGCGACAGCCGCCGCCTTATCCATAGCGGGGTCTGTCTCCTCGTCCATCTCCTCGGCGGGGACGGTCACAGCCTCTTCGGTGTCCTCATCCTTTGCCCCCTCTTTGACCTCGGTCAGTGCCTCAATAGCCGCATCAATCGGGTCTTTCTCCTCGGGCTTCTCCTCTGCGGGCTGTAGCTTCGCAAGGATCGCATCTGCGATCTTTGCCGCAAGTGCATCCGCATCAAAGGGTGCGGGCTTTTCAGCCTCGTCCTGTGCCTCTGCGGCTTCTGCGGGGGCTTCTGCGGGCTTTTCTTCGTCCGTGGGCTGTGCTGTCTCCTCGTCCATCACGGCGGCAGTATCAAGCGCAAGCCTGTCGATTTCCTCGACCGTCTTGCCGTTCGCCGCCTGTCCGAAGAGCCTGAATAAAACGCTGTTTCTGCTCATCTTGGTGGGTGTCCTTTCTAGCGGTTTTGCCGCCGTGTTTGTATTTGAATCCATAATCGCCGCACGTTTTCCCGCCCGTCCTCGGTCAACGACAGCGATATGATTCCCAATGATTTTTTTCTGCGAAAATGTCCCGTCACCGTTGTCGACATATTCGCACTCATAACCGCACGACACTTCCCTTTTTCCGTCCTTTATCTGTCGGATCAGTTCAGCGTCATGTATGTGCAGGTCTGCTATAACGTATCCTTCCCACTCCCCTGCGCCCTTTCGGACATTCTGAGCATGACCCTTTTCGTACATCGTAACGGTGTCCGGGGTGACAAGCTCCGGGGGATGGTCATTGGTTACGGGCTTGCCTTCGAAACTTGCCAACGCCGCAGGGCTGAATACATCTTCCGGGGAGCGGTGAACAGTTATTACGCCATCGCCTTTAAGCCCTATTTCAGAAGCCATGTATTCCATATCACCCACCCGGGCAATAGGGACATTCTTGCAAATCAAAAAGCCCTCACCAGTTTCAATCTGATTCGGGCTTATTTTTGTACCATAATAGGCAATCATTTTTCGTTTCCCCTTCTCGGCACTTCCACCGATTCGTTAAGGAATAATATATAATTCCGTATTGCATCTTCCCCCGGGTTCAATTCAAGGTATTTAGAAAGGCGTTCAACCTGTTCCGCCGTATTAATATTTTCGGCGGCTGTCCGTTTAATCCCTTTTCGCTCCAACTTTGCCAAAAGTTTTTCCCTGTTCATTATTTCCCCCGGTTAAAGTTAAGCTGTACCGGGGTTCCCTTGCCTGTCAGTTCTCCCTTTATCGTGTAATTGCTTGCCGCACATCTTTTTAAAAATTCCCCGTATTTACGGGCAAGCGGTCTCGGCGTCCCCGTTAAAAGGTCTGCAAAACATTCGGCTTCAAATTCCGCCCGGTTAGTGGTTGCGTATCTGCTTATTCCGTCCTGTATTTCTTTTTCGCTTAAGGCTTTATACCATTCCCAATACTCAAGGGCGGCGGGGTCATTATAAATCATGGCGTTTTCAATATATGCCGCCATGCGATGCCCATATTCATGTATGGCAATTCCTTCCGCAGAATCCTTTTCAAATACTGCGGTTAATACCCTGCCTTCAGTTATAGCCTTTTCACGCACCGCCAAATCATCCGCAAGGGTTCCGCCGTGGGTCATTCTGTAACCTATGACATTCTCGTTCGTATTTGGATTGAGCCATGCCTGCGCCGCCGCTGTCCCTGCGGCTCTTTCCCTCTGTGTTGCTGTCAATGCGCTTTGTACGGAATCGAAATCCCCTGCCGTAAGGTTTCCACCGTCCGGGAGCGGGAACCGTTCTTTCAGCTTTGTTATAGTGTCATCAAAGCGGATGGCACGTTCCATCTTTATATCACGATCTTCATCCCATGCGGGTATCCGCCATTCTGATGTATGGTTTTCCTGCATTTTGCGAAGGGCGTAATACTGTTCTCTCCCGTGCCTTTCAATATAGGCGGCTTCTGCCTTTCTGAAATCGCCTATGTTGCTGAATTGCCATGTATTAGGCGGCATTTCCCTTCCGCCTAATATTGTCACCGTTGGCGGAGCGGGGTTCGGGATCATTTCCTGTGCCTTTATTTCTTTCCGCAGTTCTGCGCCCTTCTTCCTATATTTCCGTTGCCACTCTTTATATTTATCGTCATCTAGACGCTTGTGCCGCTCAAAGGTGGCAAGCGTCTTAGGCATATCGTCAGGCAGAGCTTCCCTGTATCGCTCATATTGGTGCTTTGTCTCTAGGTATCGTCTGCGCCTGTCTACCTTGTCCTGATAGGCTTTTCTCTGCTCCTCTGTGCGGGGGTCTTTCGTCACCGGGTTTTTCTCAAATGACGAAAAATCTTTGTCCTTTTTTATCTCCCGCTGTGTCTTGCCCATAGTGGTGTATGGGATCAGGGCGTGGTTGCAATTCGGATGTATCTCTAGGTATGTGTTGGTCAGGTCATCCGTGCCCGCAGGGTCAATCTTGCCGAAAGCCGCAGACAACGGGGGATAATCGGGGTTAGTCCCCGAACGTGAATACACCCGCCCCTCATACACGGCGCATACGGGGCACGTTGACCCGATCCGTGAAATCTGCCAAAGGTCACCCGGGTATGTCGTAAGCACTGCGGCGTTCTGAGCCTGTGCGGCTGTCGTGCGGGTCGCCATAGTGCCGTAGTCTGTCAGCGACCATTTGCGCCCCGCTCTGTCCGTGAACGCAGTGATCCCGCCCGCGTTCCATTGCCGCACCACATCGCCCGCAGACGCTTGGAAACCCTTTCCTGTGGCTTCTTGGTGCAGTACAGCCCCCAATGTTTTTTCCCTGTAGACGTCACCACTTAGCCGCCCAATCTCAATCACCTTCTGAGTGGTGGAAAATGCCGCCTCTGCCGCCTCGTCTATCTGCCCCAATAGGTTGCTTACAAGCTGTTCGCAGACCGCCGTCTGTGTGGCTGACAGGGCTTCTGCTGATGCGTACCCTGCGGCGTGTGATGCGTCCGTAAAGACCCTTTCTACAGCCGTAGGCACGTAGCTCCAAGACTCGTCCACCATGTCACCTAGGACACCCTGCACACGCCTTAACGCCGCCTGTGCGCCATAATCCACAAGCTCCCGCACCCTCATTCGGTTAATATCCGCAATGATCTCCCGCTCCGCACGTGAAAAAACAATCCGCATGAAAGCGGTTACCGCCATTTTGTCAGGGCGTATCAGTGCCATGCTTTACCCCTGCTCTTCGTACCCTATCCCGGTAAAGGGGTCGGCAAGCATTTTCGATCCCGTGAAGGTTTTCCCTTTGCCGCCCTCGATAGCTTCGTCCGTGATCTTGTCAAAAAGCCCGGTCTCTGCGCTGATGCCCTGAAGCTCCTGCATAGCCGTAGCCGCATCGATAAGATCAGACTGATATGCGTTGATGATAGCCGCCGTTTTCTGCGCCGCAATGTCAGCGATCTCTTTAGCGTCAGGTGTCCATAACGGGGGGAAATCGATGTCTAAATCGTCAGGGATACGACCCCACGCCGACATACACATGACAGGCAAAAGCCGCTCTATGACCGCCCTGAAATCACTCTCCCGAAGCCCGTCAATGTAGTCGTAATAATTCATCATGTCGCTTTCCCCGGTGGAATTCATGCCCGCAGGAGACCGCCCGAAGAGCTTTGTGACAGGCGTGCGTGCCGCCCCAGCTACATCCATCATCACACGGTCATAGACATCGGAAAGCCCTGCGAAGGTATATTGCGTGTTATGGATGGCGTCGCCTTTATTGATGACCCTCGTCCCGAAATTGGACTCCATTATACTTTGTGCCGCCATGACATTCCAAAAACGCCTTTGCATTTCGGTATTCGCAGAGCCTAGAAGCTGATCCAGTCCATCTGTTTCCATGTATGATACATTCGCCCGGAAGGTCAACGCCGCCATGTTCCCCGCAACATTGTCACGCCTAACGACATCCTGATAAACCGCCTCTATCTCGCTTTCACCCCAAAACGTTTCAGCGACCTGCTCCAACCACGGAAGTGCACGACCGATAAAACGGATTACCCGGGAATGGTGGACATTTGCGATCATCGCCCCCCGTTCTTCGTCCCGGATCGTGTAGTACATTGGCAAGCCTAAATCGGGATCGGCGGGGTCCGTTACAATCTCCGCACCGGGGTATACTCCTGACCACCTGTCTAGCACTAGAAGCCCGTTGAAGCTGTCAGGCATGACCGCAGAGAGGTCTAGCGGCTGTGACATATCGTCATGCCCTTTAATGAGCATGACAGCCACAGCACCCCCGTAGAGCCGCCCCCAATACATACCGTGAAGCACTTTGTCACGCACCTTTGTGCGCCGCTCTAGACGCTTCAGGCTGTCGATATAATCGGGTGAGACCGCACTCTTAACCTCGTACCATTTCCGCACGATGTCATTCGGGATTGTAGCCACGATGTTCTGAACGATCCAATTATCGCGGTACAAAGATGTGAGTTTTTCATAGTCCTGTGTCATCCGGGTCAGCGGGTACTCTGTCCCCTGCATCAGGTCTAGAGTCCCGTACCCGATCCGGGCGGCGGGGTTTGAGAACGCATCTTTTACGGGCGTTTTCACCCCTATCGTTTTTCTCCTTTTTCTGCTCATCTTATGCCCTTTCTCCAATCGGGCAGGGTCGTCATGCACATATACCTGAGTGCGTCAGGCGCATGGTCTAAAGCCTTTACGGGCTTTTCCTCTCCCCGCTCTGCCGCTTTGTCATCCCACATATATGCGGACATCTCCGATATTAGCCCCTTGCATTTTCGGTTGATCTTGATGTATCGCTTTTGCAGTAAAGCCCCCACGACACGGATACCGTCAAGCACCTCGTTATTAGCGGGCTTCACGTAGAACCCCCGCCCCCGTAGCTCCGTGATGAAAGATGCCGCTGACGGATCACATACGATCTGACAGGCTCTTTCGGGCTCTTCTCCCATGAAAGCCGCCATGTCATCGGCGTACATTGCATCCGTCTTCTGCGGGTTTCCGCACCTCTTTGCCTCGTCTGAGCGGCTGTCCCAACGGTATTCATTGTCGACATATACCGTTTGCCCATCATCGTAGCAATCAAGGAAAACGCAGGGGTTTGTCGTGCCATAGTCTACCGCAATGGTGCGCCGTGCAATGCTGTATAGAGCCGTGGGCGGCTCATCATACAGGTTGTCCTCTGTCATCATCGTGTATATAAGACCCTCTGCGACAGCCCAAAGCCCCAGTATATACCGCTGATAAAAGACCCCTGCATACATGGCTTTGTACCGGGCTTTTATCGTATCCGAAAGGCTCAGATTGTCATTCATGACGAAGTGCAGGTACAGCAGTTTTTTCCCTATCCTGTCATCGATCCACCTGCGTTTAAACCAGTGCGTAGGCCCCCCGGGGTTGCAGTTAAACCACAATTTCGACCCGTCCACGGAGCAACGCCCGGTTGCCTGATTTACAAAAGATTCAGGCATCAGGGCGACCTCATCGAAAAGCGCACCCGCCGCCGTAATGCCCTGCACTAGGTCTTGCGACCTGTCATCGTGACCTCCGAAAATATAAAAGCTGTTCTGCGTATCCCCGTCCCGGATCACCACGACACCGTCACCCCTGCGGTCATCATATGCGTATCCACAGGCTGACAGCATCGGTAAAAGTACGGTCAGCACATTACGCCGCAGAGACGCAACGGTTTTCCCTGACATCAGGAAATTCTCGCCATTGAAGCGTGTCATTGCCCACTGGACGAATGAGAGTGACATTGACAGTGTCTTTCCCGACCTGATCGCCCCATCGGCTATAACGCCCTCATAGGATCGTACAGGGCTGTCATCATGCCACCATGTCAATACCTGCAACTGTTTCCGGGAAAAGGGGCGAAACTTAAACCCCGGTGTTCTCATCTTTCCACACCTCTGAGGCTTTCCCGTTGATCGCTTTTATAATGCTCTGAGTAGCGTTCTGCATGGCTTCAGGCGTACCCGTTTCGATAATGTCACGCTGACCAAGGTACTGTTTCCCTAAAAATATCGCCATTGCGGCGTTCTTCTCAGCTATTTTAAATTGATACCGCCGAAGTGATATTTTGCCGCTCTGCGAATATCTTTTAAATGCGTCCGCAAATCCTGCTGAATACGTTCGCTTACACCATCTTTCAACAGTGTCTTCGGAGCAACCGAACCACCCGGAAATTTCTGCGAGGGTGCATTGCAGTCCGCACAGCTTTTCAAACTGGTCACTGTCTATTTCCTTTCTCGGTCTCCCCATTCTTTGGCTCCCGCTTATTGGTCATGATGTAAAAAAATGGCGTATCAAGTGCGGCAAGGATAAACTTTAAGCAATATTGTCCAACCATCATCGCCGCAAGTGTTGACCACATATCCGGGTTGAATACCCATCCGAAGCCGATGCCGAAAGAAATGCCAATGAACAGCACCGTGTCTATAATCTGCGATGTCATGGTCGAGCTATTGTTCCACATCCATCTGCCACCGTCCGTACTTCCGTGCTTCCTGATATACGCATTTCTAATTTTGTGAAAAAACCAAACATCCCACGACTGAGATGCGAAGTAGGCAACCAAACTGCCGCATACAAAGATATAATTCTGCCCGAGAATTCTGTTATACGCTTCCTGTGCGCCTGCATCAGCCGCAGGTAAGAACTGCGTAAAGATAATCAATACCGTTGCCAACGCCTGACAGATAAAACCCTGTATGACCGTCTTGTCAGCCTCTTCCTTGCCCCATATTTCGCCAATTACATCCGTCATCAAAAACGTGATTGCATAACATAGGGCGGCTCCCGGAAGGGTAATAACAACCCCGAACAGGGAAATTCCCGTATAAATCAACTTTGCCGTAACCACGTTGGAAATCACAAGGCTCACGGCAAACACCATTCTCAGCAAAGATAAGTTATATTCCGTCTTGTTCATTTTTGTTTCTCCTTAGTTTTTTATAGTTGGTTTTTGCATACAACTTGAATCACAGGGCGGGGTCTTTTACGCCGTTCACTTTGAATGCTTCAGCCCGGTCAATACAAGTCCCGCATTTTCCGCAGGGCTTATCACCGCCATTGTAGCAACTCCATGTCAGTTCGTAAGGCACCCCGATTTTAAGTCCTGCTCTTACAACCTCAGATTTTGGGGAAGAAATAAACGGGGCTATTACATGGACTTGTTCCCCGCTTCCTTCATAAACAGCGGCATCAATAGCCCGCAGGAAAGCAGTAGAACAATCCGGGTATGCGTTCCCCGCCGCATCATCTGCGTGCGCTCCGTACCATATTTCAGAAGCCCCAACGCTGACCGCAATACTTGCCGCCGCAGAAAGCATTAACCCGTTTCTGAAAGGTACATACGTTGAAACAGGCTTTGCACCGCCTGTTTCTTTAATTTGCTCTGCATAGCTTCCCTCTGCAATATCCTTCCCGGAATGTGCGAGAAGTGAGCAGTCACTTTTTTGAAATATCTGCGACAGGTCAAGTTCCATTAACTCGACCCCGTAAAACTTTGCCACATCCCTTGCGCTCTTCATTTCCCGGTCATGTTTCTGACCGTAAAACATATTCAGCGCAAGTACATCACCCGGCTCGCATTCTTGTAATGCAAGCCCGAGACAGGTTGAAGAATCAACCCCGCCCGATAATAAAACAACCTTCTTCATAAGTGTGTCTCCGCCCATTTCTGAAATTTTAACCACTCAACGTAATTGTTGAGTGCCACCCTTCTGCTGTCCCCGAGCCTTTTCCCTTTCGGGGCATCAATCTTTATCATTGTCTTCCCGGTAAAC